CAACAAGAAGCCGCACACTTGCTCGTGCAATCGGGGGTACGGACCAACCACGAGGTGCTGGCGGTCGTTTTGTTTCCGATCCTAATCGTGAACAGCGGTTTGCCATTTTAGCCGCCGAAAGACGCCTAGGCGTTGAAAACAGGCTTAATCGCATCCTTACAAGTAGGGCTAGAAACGAGGCAGCCGGTCTAGACGCACGTATAACACAACAAAATAATTTAAACCGCAGAATAGAAAACCAAGTAACTTTAGAGGCAAGACTTAATGCGGCAGTTGATTTATATCAAACAAACGTTCGTAAATTCCAGCGTGGCGGGGGAGGTGCTGCTGCTGTTAGCCTACGAGAGCAGGCACAGAACATTGAAAGCGCTTTTGCTGCTTTTGAGTCTGGAGGTTCACGTAACCTTCAGTTAATTCGATCCCTCGGAACTGAACTAGGACGCGTTGTCCAAGCGCAGAACGAACTGAATAGGAGTTCTTCTCTTGGGAGCAAAGGTTTTGAAGCCGGAAGGCGCATACAAGAACGTCTGACGACCGTTGGTGCGCGGGGGGTAACAGATCCCGAAGCAATAAGGCGGGTAAGAAGTATGGCCACAGAGGCTATCGCGGCTTCGCGTACCGGAGACCAACAAGCATATAACGAAGCTATTAGACGAGCGACAGCCGCTACAGCTCGCCTCGAACGTGAATCACTAGAAACAGCAAACGCGCTTAACAATCAACAGCGTGAACTGACCCGCATAGTAAGAGCAGAAGCAGCAGCGAGTGAAGCAGCAAGAAGTAGACTTGCGGCGGAGGCGCAGCGTCGCCAGGAAAGAAATGCTTTCCTTGCAGGAGCTCCTGTAAGTCAATTCCCTATAGGCCCCAATCCAAGATCCACTCGACGTCGCTTTGACGGGGACACGTCTGTAGAGCGAGCGGAAGGAGCGTTACGTGCCAAAGAACTACAGGCCCAGCGCCAGTTAAATGCACGGTTTTTTGCGGAAGAAAAAGCACAGGTCCTCGAACTGGATCGAATTCGAGCTTTAAGCGCCCAAAAGCAAACACAGCGAATCCAAAATATCGGAAAAGCCGTACAGGGAAGTTTGAGTTCTGCGGCTATCGGCGGGGCATTCCCTCTGCTGTTTGGACAGAGCCCGCAAGCAGCTTTAGGAGGTGCTATAGGGGGCCTACTAGGTGGAACCGCAGGAGGATTTGCCGGTTCCTTGCTTGGAACCGCGTTAGGGGAAATCGAAGCGGCCAAGGCCAAAACAAAAGAACTGGCGCTTGAACTCGGGTTGAGTTCTACACAAGCAAAAGAGCTGTCCAAAGCATTTGAGCTCGCCGGGCGTAACAGCGATCAACTGGAGGCGGCAATTACAAATATCCAGGGGCTAGGTTTATCTACAAACGAGACAACTTCAGCAATAAAAATTGCAGTAGAGCTCTCCAAAGAATACGGAGGCAGCGTAGAAAAAATTGCCCAAGCTTTTGCGGATACACTTGAATCCGGCAAAGTAAGTGTATCTACCTTAAATAAATTTACGGCCCAGGGAATACCGATTCAAGAAGAACTCGCCAACAAGTTAGGTGTTAGTAGAACAAAACTGCTTGAGATGGCCAAGGATGGCCAGGTAAGTGTGCAGCAAGTAACGGATGCCCTCGTCACTATGGGGCAAAAAGCAGAAAGCACAGCGGATAAAGCTAAAACAGGTTTTGACCGTTTTACCAGCGCTGTTCAAGGTATTGCTGTTGCTATTGCAAGTGCCGCTGGTGCAATTTTGAAAAATCTTGTGCCTGCTTTGGATACGGTTTTAACTCGTTTGAGCGGGATTATCCAGCGAGCTACAGCCGCTCTAAGTCTGATAGCTGATGCGCAAGTAGGGGAAGCCTCGACAGCTATATTTAAATCGGGGATGAGCAGAGGAACAGGTTTCGCAAACAAAGGTGACATAGACAATATTAAAAACGGGCTGAAATCTCTGCAGCCTGGACTAGCAACTACCCGCGAGCAGCTAGATAGAATAGATCTAGTAGCTACAAGAGCTGCAGCGGAACTAAGCAAGTTTGGAGGAGCACTAGGCGAGTATTCTGTGGGTACAGCTCAAGTGGAACTGTCCCGCGTTCAAAATGATCTTGCGCGACGTCGTCAGCAGCTAGGAGCTCCTGCTCCTTCAGCAAGGATCGGAGGCATCAATGCCCCGGCTAATCTTCCGCCCAGCGGGGACGGCGGCGGTCGTAAGGCAGCGGCACCGCCCGAAGACCGCACCCAACAACTTATCGACGAATTCAATGCAGTTGTCGCCATTGGCAAAGCTGAGGATAAAATTCGAGATTTACTTTTCGATGGGCGAGAAGTGCTGGCAGCTAAAGAAGAGCTGACAAAGAAAATTGCAGACATCGAACGTGACCGCAGCAACGCTTTACGAGGGGCCAACTATGAAAGTGAAAAAGCCGTAATAAATAAAATTGCCGAAGCTCGTATTGTCGATGCAACTTTTGAAACAGAGGACAAACTTCGCGCCATCAAGCAAGAGCGTTTTGAAAAAGAACTGGATATGCAGGATGCGGTAAGAAGCTCCGTCCAGATGTTCACCGATATGCGCAAAGAACGTGAACTGGAACTGCAATACACAAAAACATACGGCCGACTTGTCAGTGAAGGTTTACTGCCTGCGGAAGCAGAGCGTATTGCTAACTTTGAAAAAGTTGTAAACGGTAAGCTGCAAGAACTTGACCTAGAAATAGCTATTACGCAGAATAAAATTCTGCAAGGACAGGCAGACGGTTTAGCTATTCAAGACCTACAGAAAAAACTCGGTTTACTGCAAAAACAAAAAGAAGCAATCGCAGGTGCTGCCGCCGGAGGACCCGGTCAAGGTCCCACAGATAGGAGCCGCCTTACGGCAGAAATCACCGCCACACAGGGCCAACTAAACACCCTGGTAGACCCCATTAATCAAATTATCGCTGGCGCTGATGCAATTAGCAGCGCATTCGCCAATGCGTTCAAGGGTGTTATTAGTGGCAGCATGAGCGCTAGCGAAGCTCTGTCTAGCTTCTTCCAGAGTGTCGCAGATAATTTTCTGGACATGGCATCCCAAATTATTGCCAAGTGGATCGAGATGACGATCCTGAATACGATCCTCGGGTTGTTCCCGGGTGGCGGCGGGGGATCGCTCGGCTTTGGAGGCGCAAGTGATCCGCTTGGGGCTGGCGGTGCTTTCTGGAATGCCAAGGGCAATGCTTTCGGTCCCAGCGGCATCATCCCGTTCGCCAAAGGCGGTGTTGTCAGCGACCCTACTGTGTTCCCCTTCGCCAACGGCGGAACCATGAGCACTGGCATCATGGGCGAAGCCGGCCCCGAGGCAATCATGCCGCTCAGCCGTGGCTCGGACGGCAAACTAGGCGTCCAGGCCGATTTGAGTGGCGCAATGTCACGTTACCGCCGCCCACCCGGAACGACCTTCAGCGCTGATGGTACTACCGACGAAGCCGGCAACACTGTTGCACCCGTAAACGGTCCCATTGATGTCCGGTATAGCGTGGAGCGTATCAACTCGGTGGATTACGTCACTGCCGACCAGTTCCAGCAGGGTATGCAGCAAGCAGCAGCACAAGGTGCGCAGCGAGGCGAACAGATGGTATTGCGTAAGCTACAGCAGTCGCCTTCTACACGCCGCCGAATCGGAATGAGTTGATGGAACTAGCACTCGGCAATTACTTAGACCTCAGCACCCCGTCCGGGGGACAGGTCTACCGTTTCCAAAACTTTTACATCAACAAAACGGCAACCTACGCAGGAAATGTGTATAGTTTCCTTCCGTTTGGCTTTTCGGGCGTCACCGTAAATCGCACTGGCGACAACGTCGAAGCGACCCTGGTATTCCCCAACAATGAAATTAGCCGTGCGTGGGGATTGAATGCCGTAAAGGATTTGTGGATCGCAACCGTCATGGTGATGATCCTGGACCCAGATGATGTAAGTAACGGATCCTTACTACACCGCTACGTGGGTCAAGTGTCGAACGGCAGCTGGGATGAAACCAGCTTGCAGCTGCGTCTCGACACAGTATTAGACGCGGTTGGCACTGACGTACCAATGCGTCGACTAACGCAGCAACTGGTTGGGGCCATTCCAGTTAGCAGCAATGTACGGCTGCGCTGACCTCATTGGGCGTCCATACCGTTTAGGCGCTGACGGCACTGATGCCGATGGGGCAGTCGACTGTATCCACATGGTGTATGTGGCGTTACAGGACATGGGCATCCCGACGCCACCGTTCAATGCCCACTGGTACGAGGCATCAAAACGCCAGATAGCAAGGGACCTCTTGACCTGGGGTCGCCGTATATCCAGCGCCGGGTATGATGGAGATGTTCTCCTGCTACAGCAGGATCGACCAGTATTTGCAGTTGTATGGAGTCAGGGCGTCCTGTGCATCAATCCAACGACAGAGCAGGTCGCCTGGTGCCGGATCGAGGTATTACCGACTTATCACGCCTTCCGTTACTCCCGTTTGAACGCGAATTAATTGCAACATTGGGTTGCACGGAAGCCGAATACCGTGCATTTACAGTCGAAGCATTAAAGCGGTCGAGAGTAAGGCCGGCCGAATATGACATTGTTCCGGATATACGTTGCGAGCCTATTTCACTCACAGCTTTTTTAGTAAATCTTGCCGTCGGTCTTTTGCTGACAGGCATCAGCTATTTACTGACGCCAAAGCCTAAACAACCTGGACAGGTATCATCTAGGCAACTAGGAGACCTCACTGGCGCGGATCGTTTTAGTGTCACTAACGGTTTTGATACCCAAGCTGCACTTGCCAATTACGGCGATCCCGTACCTATTATTTTCGGGGAGTACACCGGACCCACAGGTGGCATTCTCGCGGCACCAAGTTTGGTGTGGTCGCGAGCATTTTCGTATGGCTCACAACAAGGCGTCAAACTGCTGATGGTAGTTGGCGAGCAAGGACTAGGAAATGGACTTGCTGTACCAGATATAAACGGAATTTTCCTAGGCAATACCGCTCTAGACGCAATATACGAGCATACTTTTGCTTTCTACTGGAAAGGCAACACTAACCAATTCGGCCGTATCCGCGCTCAAAATCTTGCGTATGGTACCCGGGGCACTACATCTTCAGGCGATCCGCAGTTGCCTGATGATATTTTCCTGTGTCAAACCATAGCGGGACAGTCACAGCCCGGCTTTTGTCAGGTCTACACACCTACCGCTAACGTCCAGTTTGGTGCTTACTCCGCCGTACCCAACGGCACAGACTACAGGGTTAACTGGCAACTGGTGCCTATCCCTAATATCCCGGGACAGAGCGATCGTAATAAAGACGACCCTAAAGATCAGAAACTTTTCGAGCGCGTCAAAGTCGCAGGTGACTACGGGCTGCTCGACATTGGCGCGTCGAATGCAAACATTCTTATCCGTAACGAAGGACAGCGCGGACTGGGTAGAGGTTACGGTCGCCGTATGGGCATCACAAGCCTGAACGGACAAACATTGACGTCGGGGCAAACCGCCGTTCGCCAAGTAAACGTAGGCGACAGAGCAGTATTTACGATTGCCCCTGGGACCTTACCTGAAAATCTGTACCACAGAGTGTATCCCGATGGCTCTGTGTACGAAAGTACCCAAGTTGCGGATATCAATAGCGAGATTACTGCAGGGCGTCGCAGTGCTGACGACATGCTGCAATTAGGGGAAACAATAATGATCGGTCGCACGGCTTGGGTAGTCGAGTCACGAGTACTACCGGAGTGGGTAGAAGACCAGCGGCAATCAATTCAACTGCGTTGTATCGAGCTATTCGGCCAAGGCAGCAGTGCGGTTATCGGGTTAGTCAGCGAAACCATGATTACCCGTGGTGTATACAGCGACGATCTGGGAACTACAAACGCCCGTAACGGACTGGGGCTCCACGCAGGCGGCGGCTTCTATCCCTTACTACGTGTTTCCTTTGGTCTTGTGCGTAATACCCGAGACTGCGAAGTAACTGAAATAGGTTTGCGTTCCCAGGTGTGGAATCGCGCCAACGGTCTGTGTAATTTCCAAGCATTGCCCACCGTTGATTCATTCCGCGAAGCGGAAAAAGATGGCGTTGCTATTAACAGTGGCGTGATGAATCTATATCTAAAACGGGCCTCTGTATTCACCATCTACTTGCGCCCCTCAGGTACGGATAACAGCGGCAACGAGTACGCCTGGCAACCACTGGGCCAGCAGTTTTGTGTTGTAGGTGAAACACCTCAAGATGTTTTTAACGCTATTCGTATCGTGCATCCCCAGCGAGGTCGTTACGAATTCCGAATGGTACCGCGTACAGGTGCAGGTGCGGGGTTAAGTGCTGACACTACAGTGTTTTGGCGTCTTGATGCCAGATTAGGTCAAAGTCTTTCGAGTTCGTACGCAACCCCGTACGGAACATTTTCCGTGCTTTCCGGCGGTCAACTTGTTACTAAAGGGGAAATTGTTTTTAACCCAGAAATGGCTACAGAGGTCAGTGTCATTCCTCCCGGACGCACAATCACTATCCCCTCTGGTGTAGGCGTCGATAGTTACCTTCCTGATACCCAAGATTCATCTGTCGCGGCTACAGCTGTTGAGTTCGTCGATTGGCTACCGCCAAATGTTACAGAGGGCCGTGGCGCGGCCACGATGTACGAACTATTCGGCACAGCCAGCTACACGGGTTTGATTAAAACTACAGATCGCACGGTCGCACTAACAAACGGCTCGTCTATTACTTTACGTTTTGAGGGCATAGTAAACACAGCCTTTCCTCCGACTCACCCGTACTTTCCCAACCAACTTGGCTGGAGCTTCCGCTCCATCACCGTAGTTTCCAGTACAGGTGGTTTCAATATTGGTCAGATAATTCCGGTCAATATTCCCGTAACTTCGGGAAACACATTTGCTGCGCCCTACGGCTTAACTAGTGTAGGTTTAACTGTACGTGTAACACAGACAACCGGTGCGGTACCAGTAGGTCGCTCCAGTGCATTCCTGTTCGAGCTACTAGGTGATGCGACGCCCCTTGCCACTGGGGCGCAAAAGCAAGTCACCATGGTAGATAGCAACGGGTCGAAAACACTTAGCGTCATTGTGTCTGCAGTTGTAACCCGAACGTTATCCACTGAATTCAAAGCTAATTTTCCTTCCGTTACCGCTGCATGGACTAACGTCACCTATACAGTTGACCCAGCAGGCACCGGGGGTAATTGGACAGTTGGGGAAACAGTTAATTACACCTACACCGTAAGCACATCTAACCCATTTGCAAACTATCAAACATCCGAACCGGTTGGCGTCCGGTTGATTGTCCTGGCACTAACTACATCAATCCAACCACCGCTTACGACAGGAGCACGTATTTTTGAGAATAATAGCCAGATTAACGACGTTAGTTTTTACAACTCACTGCTTACAAAATCAAATGAAAGTGCCCCTGAGCACGAAATTGTCTATGTCAATGAAATGGTAAGCAACCCCAGTGCGCCCCAGTACACTAAGCTGGCAACAGCAGGACTGGCACTTAAAGCATCTCGTAATTTCACTAATATCGACCAGCTCCGTGTTTGGATGGAGAACGGAATCAGCGTAACTAAATTCCAGACAGGGGCCATCGGTCAGATTGGCCCGAGCAATAAATTTACAGACCTTGTTTACTACCTACTTACGGATAAAACTGCAGGCGCAGGGAATATTGTTTCGCCTTCACTGATCGACACGACGGCGTTCCCCGCTACAGCACAATTTTTACAGCAAAACAAATTATTTTTTGACGGAGCAATCGACAAGCCCACTAATGTGCGGGACTTCGTAAGCCAATTGGCTCCGTTCTTTTTGTGTAATTTTGTTATCAGTAACGGCAAATTTGGTATTGTCCCCGCAGTCCCGACTACCATAGCTGGTTCAATTTCTAGCCAACCCGTTCAGATTCAACAGCTGTTTACATCCGGTAACATTATCGAAAATAGCTTCTCGGTGGAGTACCTGAGTACCGAAGAACGCAAGAACTTTCAGGCGGTTGTCCGTTACCGCACAGAAAGGCGTAATCAATTCCCCGAAGAACAAACCATCTCCGTCCGCTGGAGCGACTTGCCTGAGTCGTCGACGATCGAAACGTTCGATATGACGCAGTATTGCACCAGCAGGCAGCACGCCTTTCTGGTTGCAAAGTATTTCCTGTCTTTACGTCGCCGCGTTACGCATACGGTAAGGCTGCGTACCACTCCGTACGGACTAAGCCTGGCGCCCGGCGAGTACATTCGTGTTGTTACACAAGCTACTCCCTACAGCGCGGCCAACAATGGTGTGGTTGACAGCAATCTGAACATCACAGCGGTTACACCCCTGGCAGATGGCGTCTACAACGTCTCTTACTGGAATTCCAGCTTCGACGATTTGGAAAACTCTTCCATGACCGTTGCAAGCGGTAAAGCTGTCGAGCCTAAATTTGCCGACTCTATTTTCACTATTGTTGATTCCACTGTATCGAGCGGAACCTACATGGTCGAGCAGCTAACACTCGGCGAAGAAGGCCTCGTGGACATCGTGGCGGTGGAGTTCCCGACCACATCACAGCTAAACAGTATCATCGCGCTAGATTTACTTAATGACGCCGCCTTTACCACCGAGGGTTGATCGTGCCGTTCCCTGCACTACGTCCCACCAGCCGCAACTTCAAGCCTGGTGACTACCCTGTAAAATCCTACAATGCTCAGTCTGGCGCCGAGGTGCGCATACTGTACGGCGACACCATCTCCAAGATGGAGATGACGCTCGGCTACGACAACGTATCGGACGCCGAAGCCGAGCAATTTCTGACCCATTACGACGAAACAAAGGGCACCTACAGCACTTTCTCCATTAATGCAACAACCAAAATCGGCTGGAACGGCAGTAGCGACGCTATCGATAGCGGCGACGTCAACCGCTGGCGCTACTCCAGTTCCCCCGAGATCACTGCTATTAGACCAGGCCGAAGCAGCGTTAGAGTGAACTTGGTCGGCGTGTTCTGATGGCTAAAGCATTTACTGGTAAAGATGGTCGCCTGTTGCTCGACGGCGTGGAGCAAATCAAGGTGACTAACTGGTCGATGACCGGAAACCTCGAAATGCTGGAAACCACCAGCATCGGCGACAGCCAACGCAGTTACTGCCCTGGTGTACAGGAGTTCAGCGGCAGCGCCACGCTGCTGTACTACAACGACGGGACCGGCCGTAACGATGCAGCCACCGCACTACGCAAGGTGTTACGCATTGACGGTGTAGACCAAGCCGACACAGTGGATATGCGGTTGCGCCTAGTAGAAGGCAGTACCAACCACGATGTGCGTTTTAGTACCTACATCACCAGTGTCAGCTTTGGCGCTAGCGTCGGTGAAGTAAGTTCCGCGCAAATCAGTTTCCAAGGAACTGGAGCATTGACAGCGGTGACCTTGTAATGGGCATCTACTTAGGCAACATCGGGGGCATCGAACTCACCCGAAAGTCGTCTGAAGGCGGCAAGGAAGCAGTAATTAAACCTAGTGATGTAAATGCTTCTCGAAATCGTTTTAGTTTTGATTTTGATGAAAGCTATCTAATCACCGGGGATCTCGTCGAATTTGCCACCACCGACGGTACAAATTTAGACTTTGTAGCTTCTAGCGGCTGGGAAAACAACACTTTTCAGTCTAGCGGCAACTGGTACGTGTTTATCGACGAATTGGGCGGTGTCCGTCTGTACGACAACTTTGATGACAGCCTAGAAGGCAGCACTGCGGGCTTGGTGTCGTTAGTTTCACTTGTCCGCGATATTCCGCTACGCATTACAGTTCGTGACCGAGATAGTCGCCTATTAGCCTCTATAACTGACTACGAACTCAATACAAATCGCGAAACTGTCGATATAACTACTTTAAGCGACGAATACAGACAGCAGTACAGCAGTCTGATTACAGGATCAGGTACGGTAACAGCGCAGTGGGACTATACCAACGAAACTAACAAGGAGCCGGTCAACTACCTGATGCAGTTGGTGCTGCGCACTGACACTGGTGCTGGCTTCCACGCCAAGTTTTACATTAAATCCCCAGATACAGACGCAGCGGGCGGCCTTTTTACTCCTACGCAGTTCAATGATGCACTCTGGTGGGAGTTCGATGCGATTGTCACTAGCAGTGCTACCAGTTTTACGCCGAGCGACGTTATCGTTAGCCGTATCGATTTTGTAGCTACGGGCCCCATTCGGCTGAGGGCGCGGACCACGACAGGCCGTAGATTACTACAGGAGAGCGGAGATCCCTTCCTGCTGGAACAGGGAGGCTACTATCTACTCGAAGGCGATGAGTTGGCTTAAGATGGCGAAAGCAGTAATCGCCGCTTGGCGCGGAGGCTATCATCGCTGACCTACGCATATCAGAATTAGCCGCGCTCGCCAGCGCAGATTTGGTTGCCGGTGACCTCTTGGCTGTCGCTGACATCAGCGCCAGTGAATCCAAAAAAATTACTGTTACGGATTTTCTGGGTCAAGCCGTTACCCTGATTGCCGATGCCAGTATCCCCAACGCCAAGATTGTCTTCGGCAGTGCGAGCATTCCTGGATCGGCTCTTGTCTCTGGTGCAGTCGGCGCAACTCAGCTTGCCAACGATGCGGTCACAGCGGCCAAACTCGGAGACGAATCGACAGTAGACCTTGTAACTACGCTTCCTGTCAGCGGAGCATTCGTCGGCCAGATTGCCCTAGATACCGACGACAGCAAGGCGTACATCTGGAATGGCAGTAGCTGGGTAAGCTTTAAGGCAGCCGGCTCGATTAACAGTGTCGTCGGAAGCAGCGCCGGCCTCATCAATATAACTGTAACTACTGTTGGGGATGCCGTAACGATTACAACCAGTCTTGACAATACAACTGGTGCAGCACAATTTTTAGCTGGTCCCACGGGTAATGCTGGTGCAGTTGGTTATCGGCAGATCGTGGGCACCGATCTACCTGCGGCTACGACTACCACCAAAGGTTCTGTCATAGTCAACGGCGAAGGGCTGCGGATGGACGTTAATACCATCGAAATAAATAATGATGTAACTGCAAGCATTACACATTCTGTCGTCACTTATGACAGTAAAGGTTTAATTACGGCAGGTCGTAGTATCACGGCTTCCGACCTACCTGCCGCTACGACAAGCGCTAAAGGTGGTGTAATCGTGGGTACGGGCCTAAGCGTAGACGGCAGTGGCCTTGTAAACCACACAAATAACATAATCTCTGGTACTGCTAGTAAGATTACATTCGACAGTCAAGGTCACGTCACCGGTTCCGCAAGTCTAGACGCAGCCGACATTCCGAATCTAGCGGCAAGCAAAATTACAACCGGAACATTTGGCACAGATCGTATAGCCAATAACTCGATTACAGGTCTACAGATTGCTGACTACGCAATCAGCAAATTCGGCGAAACGCAGCCCACCGCTGACCACATCGGTCAATTTTTCTTTAATCCTCTGAGTCGCGATCTTTTCCTTTGGGACGGGAACGTATTCCAGCCCATCGGTATTTCCATTGGTGAAATTGTTTTCGCTGGAACTTTCGATGCTTCCCTTGGCGGCGGCACCGGCCTTGTGGCATCTGTCACAGCTGAAGGTGCTGCTGTTGGACTGGTTGCAGGACAAGCTCTACCTGTAGCATCGGCTAGCAACAGCCGTTATTACTTGGTTGTCAGTGAACAGGGCACAATTACAGCGGGTAATGCGCCTAATGTTACACTAAGTCCCCCCGACATTGTGCTGTCTAACGGCACGCAATGGACTGAGATTGACGTCTCGCAAACGGTCACTGCACAGGTTGCAGGCAACGTCAGTTTTACACCTGCAGGCAACATTGCTGCGACCAATGTTCAAGCAGCCATCCAAGAACTTGACCTTGAAAAGGTAGGTACGGCCAGTCCGGTATTCACTGGGGATGTAACTATCAGCACTGGCGGTACGCTGATATTTGAAGGGGCTACCGCTAATACCTTTGAGACAAGTTTCACAGTTACGGATCCAACGGCAGATCGTACCATCACATTCCCGGATGCAACTGGGACAGTGGTGCTGTCCGGCTCCATTGTAAACGCCGATATTAATGCGTCCGCTGCTATCGCATTCAGTAAACTAGCTTCCTTGACTAGCGGTCGTTTGCTTGTAGGTAATGCTAGCAACGTAGCAACTAGCGTTGCAGTTACAGGCGACATTAGCATCACTAACGCAGGCGTTACTGCTATTAGTTCGGGTGTAATTGTCGATGCAGATGTAAATGCTTCGGCTGCTATTGCGTTCAGCAAGCTAGCAAACGTAAGCGCTACCGACCGCCTGCTAGGCCGTAGCACGGCTGGTGCCGGCACTATCGAAGAAATTGCATGTACAGCCGCCGGTCGTGCTCTGATCGACGATCTCGATGCAGCAGCACAACGCACCACGCTGGGCCTTCAGATTGGAACTGATGTACAGGCTTATGACGTTGACACGGCAAAACTTGACGTCATCCAAACCTTCACGGCCGCACAGACGTTTACGGGCGGCATCAGTGACGGTTCCGGCAGCCTTCGCACCTTGCCGCAAAATTCCAAGACGTCGGCTTATACCCTACTTGCCACCGATACCGGCAAACACATTAACATCACCACGGGTGGTGTAACTGTACCCTCAGCTGTTTTTAGCCCCGGCGATATAGTCACAATATTCAATAATAGTGGTACTAGCCAGAGCATTGTGCAAGGAGCTTCGACAACACTAAGGCTTGCAGGTAGTGCAACTACCGGCACTCGTACATTGGCGCAATACGGCGTTGCTACGGTTCTTTGTGTGGCTAGTAATACCTTCGTAGTTTCCGGTGGAGGACTGACCTGATGTCAACGTGTGCGCAGGCAATGCTGTTTGCCGTTACAGCTCAATCTTCCTTTACTGTTGACTACCTAGTTATTGCAGGCGGCGGCGCGGGTGGATCTACTGGTGGCGGCAGTACGGGCAGCGGCGGTGGCGGTGCTGGCGGCTATAGAGAGTTTCTTATAGACGTAACGCCCGGAGTTGCTTATACGGTTACGATTGGCGGTGGAGGAGGTGCTAATGCCAGTGGTTCAAGCTCTTCCTTCTCTTCGATAAATTCGTCGGGAGGAGGCAAAGGAGCGCAACCCACTACCGGCGGAGGTGCTGCA